ATAAGTAGGCGGTATCATCGTCAATCTCTGACCATGTGAAGGCGCGTGCGGCCTGTTTGCCCTTACGGACGTAATTGGCATACGCCTCAAACTCGGTCAATGCGCGTCGGTTGCGTGCGGCTTCGTCTATCTCAGCTTGCGCGTCGGTGGTGCGATAGGTCACGGCCTCGTTCTCATCCCAGATGATGATGCCCGACGGCTTTACCGATAGGGAGCTATGGAACGTCACACGTTGCTTATCAGCGGTACAGACCATTGTGATATGTGGTTTCCATGCCAGCGGTTCGCTGTATGCAGATAAGCCGATACCGAGGTCGCTCAGGGCTTCATAGACCGACGCCTGATAATCACGTAAGACGCTGTTTTGGCGAATACGGAAGTGAACCGCGTGTTCTCCTACCTTGTCAAAACTATTCAGGCTACCGACCCCTAATGACAGTTCCGGCACGGGGATAGCGGTCACGGCTTCAATCGCGCTATCGAATAGCTCCGGCGCGATTGACGGCGCAAAGGCGAGTGTGACATGAAAACTATCAGGTGCGCGGTAGGTGGCTGGCGCGTCGCCTAACAGTTGCTTGACATTGGTCTGCAAGCTCATTAGGTCGGGATTGTCGGCAAGGTCTAAGGCCACACACAAGCCGCGCCCCGCCCGTTGCGGTTCGTTTGGCGCGGGGACGGTGCTATCGACTAACGCCGGTAGGATGATTGGATTAGTAGCCGCAGCCTCTTGTGCTTGTGAGGCTGCCAGTTGGTCGGCACTCAGGGCGCTGTCCGGCACATCCAAACCGATACCGGCGGCAGCCACCTGAGAACCGAACACCGTGCCAACGGAACCGAGTAATGTATATTTCCAGATATTTGGTATCTCGGAGCCGGGGATAAAACCGTTGATACCCTCAACCTTATACAGGTCTTTGAACGACTCCGCCGGTTCCTCAATCCCTGATGCTTTTTGGTAATCGTACAGCGTCATAGCGGTAGTGCTGAGGCGTTGCGCGTTTAATTCCTGACGCGCCTTATCAGCGTCCGTTATGCGCTCAAATTTGCTAAAGTCGAATTCGAATTGATACTCACACGACTCATCAAAAAACGGCATGATTGACAGATTCACAGAGTCGGCAATCATCACGCACTCAGGCATGATGGTCGTTTCAATGAACCACTGCATTACATCGTCATTAGCCTTATACGTTGCGCTGTCAGTGTCGCCAGCTAATGACCGCGGCACGCCGAATGATGCGAGGATATCCCGACTAAGGCGCTCATTGGCAAGTGCTTGGTCATCAAGCGATTGCATATCTAGCGTTTTGACATCCACCGGCGCGTTTAAGATTTGAGGCTTACCGGCATTGTTGACGCCCGACCACTGCTCATTAATCAACCGTCTCATCTGTTCGATTTGTGCAGAGGTGAAAACATCCCCATCGGTCTTTGGAAAAAACACAAGGCCGGGGCGGGCGTTATTGCGAAAGAACGTCTTGGCGAACGCCTTAGAATTAGCCTCAACGTTGATGTCTGTTAGAGCGACTTCCAACGGTGATACGCCGCCGGTGAAATCAATCGGGTTAAAAAGCTTCGCTTGTATGAATTGGTCGTGGTCAAGCTGAGTAACGCGCCCATCTGTCCCCAGATATGTAAGCGATTCAATGCGCCCGTATGGGGCGAATGGCGTCACGTCGGTAGGGTTCATCCACCATAAGCCGACGGGGTAGGCGTAGGGTAGGCCGGTGCGGACTTTTTCTATGTAATTCTCACCCCAAATGCAGAGTGAATATTCCCATAGCTCGAACAGACCAAAGTCCTGAGTTTTGCGAACGGCCTTGATTGCGCGGGCGGCGGGGTGCAGCGGGCTGATGTCGGTTGACCGGCTGACAATCTCATCATCATTCAGGCGACGGATGTGCCACGGGATAGACCCGACCATGCGGGCGCGTACCGAGGTGGCACGATATGCCCAAACGCTGATGGTAAAGGCCGCCGCTAGACCGGTTGCGGTGCGGGGGATGGTTCGCGTCTCATAGTAGTCTGCAAGCTGCGCCGCTTCGCTATAGCCGCCACTGCCGCCGAACAAGCCGATAGCGCGTTTAGCCGGAGCTTTAGGGCGTAGCGCCTTAATCCCCGCGCTTATCGCGTCGTTAAATCTGCTGATTAGGTTGCGTTTTTCATCCGTCATTAGTAGACCCCCACCGGCGCGGCGTTCATCGCACGCCACATCAGCATATCAGCGATGATGCAATCATCATGCCCGTCCCCGGCGGCCTGATAGGTATATGCGCCGGTTGCCGTCTGCTTGCTCTCGAACGCGAGATACTCAGCACGCACCACCTCGTCAGGGATTAGGCGCAACGCCCCGCTGTGCAAGGCGCTATGGAGCGACATGATACCTTTGCGCTTGCTATCGTTGGTGGTGGTGAACGGCTGCATGTGCGTCGGCAGGCCACTGGCTTCAATCGCACCGCGCAAGGCGGATACTTGCATCGACATCGAATTGCGTTCTGGTATCAGGTTTTCTACACCCCAGACCGCACACAAACGGACAATCTCGGTAATCATGTCATCGTATTCCATCCGGTTGACGCGGTAGCGATAGACCATCTCGCCAGTATCTACGCACCCGATGCTGAGGACGGTATAGTCTGCCGACTGTCCCCAGTCGATACCACCAACATAGCGGTACTCAGGATTATGCGTAGCGTCTTTAGGTGCGCCAAAGAACTTAGACACATCGCCAAAGAAGCCACCGCCTGACAAAAGGAAGCAAGCGTTAATCGACTCAGGATATTCTTGCGCGAACATCATACCCAGTTCCCGCTGCTTCAACCGACGCCAGTTGATTTGCTCTAACGTCAGACCGTGCGCCTCAATAAGCTGCAACTCATCACGGGTGGGGATGACCGGCATATCGACGTCAACGGCGAGGGCATACTCATCAGCCCACCACCATGGATAGAAGTGCAAGCGATAGTCCTTATCCCCATCTAAAGCCTTCATACAAAGCTCGTAGAATTTACCTTGCGCCCCGTTCGGCGTGGATTCCCATATTTTCCATCGCGCCGAACCCGCCGCTTGCATCGCACCGGCGATGATGTCATCAGCGTGGGTATAGAAGGCGCACTCAGATAAGTGGACAATATCGACTGTGGAGCCACGGGCGGCGTCGGGGCTGGCGGCTGTATCCATCACCCACCGGCTGCCATTGTCATAGCGCGTGGTCGTGGCGTTATCAGCCTTACGCTGTGGTTTGCTAATCTGTAGGCCGCCCGCGTCAATTGCCATAGGCCACGAGTCGAACATCCGTTTGCCCATCTCGCGCATGTTTGCCGTGTTCTTATCGACATTCATCAGTGATAGGGCGCGGGTGGGTGTAGTCCAACAGGCTCGGCTTATCTCGCCGATGATTGCCGTGGTCGCGCCGCCTTGTCGAAATTTCAGGATGATGTCGGTGGGGCGCTTGCCATAGCTATAGCTGCCAAAGAAGTGCCGTTGCATCCGGTTATGATTTAAGCGAATAAGCTTGGCACGCTTGTCCATAATCGTGAGGGTACGCGCAAAGTCTACAGGGCTACTCAGGATACGCTTTAGCTCCAACATTTGGGGGTTAAGGGGGTGGGCAGTGGCTACCATTATTCGCCCTCCTTCAACAGGTCAGTCAGGCTCATACTAAAAGTTGCGGTTAACTCAGTGCGAACCGGCGCGTCTAATCCTAACAGTTTGGCGCGGCGGTCTGCGATACGCACAAGCCGGTCAATCGCATGGTAGTCAGGCGCTTTGTCCTTACCACCGATGGCACGCGGCCATAATGCCATGTGAAGGCGGTCTAGGCGGTCTAATTCCACAGCGCGGGTTGCCTCAGCAGAGTCATTCTGCGCGTCCTGTAAATCCTTCATAGCCGCGTCAAGATAGCGTTTTGCCTGAACGTGACTAACGCCTATCGCGTTGGCAATCTCTCGCAAGGATGCACCGGCGCGGCGCAGCTCTAAGGCGCTGGCGCGGTTCTTGATAGTAGCGAGGTGTGAGGCCTCATTAGCCGCGTTGCTTTTAATTGCGCGTCCCATTGTTACCTCCCCCCGATGTTACGTTTATTTGAAGCGCTGGGGTCGGAGTTGCACCGCCCTCTCCTGATTGGACATCAGGCAAATCACTGCCGATTATTCCAGCGCGTTTTTGACCGCGATACATTGAAGCGCCCTGCCGTTCGATTTCGCTAAACGGTATCACCGGCACGGTCAGCCGGTCACGATATGCGGGGTCTAGGAAGTAGATATAACGAAGTTGGAAACCGTCGAGGGGCTTTGCGCCAGCGTCTATATACGGTTTCATAGTTGCCGCGCCGGTAACGATCATTGAACCGCCATTCATAGCGTTTATGCGGTTAATTGCTCGCCTTTGAACCAAAAGTGAGCCATTACCCGTTAGGCTCGCACGGCTCTCTATACTGCCGTCGGGCAGAAGCCACGTCTGATTATTTTTCTTTATCCCCGTCAATACAAAACCGGACGCTCTATAAATTGTGCCGTCCCCGCATTGGGTAGCATCCGCAAAAGAAACAATCCATTTGACGTATGGCGCGTGCTTACGCATAAGTCGAAAAGCAACCGAAAGGGCGCGGCTTTCCGAGTTGCGTGGCAAGTTATCGCTAAACGCCATACGGTTCAATTCTATAAACCCATTCCATCCGGTATCACGCACAAGCCCCTGAATTTTACGCTTATCAAGACTCGGCCCGAATTGCATCACACCCTCTAACCTATTGCCGAGATAAACGCCAAAGTGCATTTGACTATTACCCACAACGTTACCACTGTAATGGACGCGCCGCACGAATGCCGACGCGGTGCGACTATCAAGCGGGCGCACAATGATGTCTTTAGCGGTTAAGGTAAGCATCGGCTAACCCCCATAACGCATTACCGTTGCTATTGGCATTGTCGGGGTGAGTGATACCCGCCTGTTTGATTGTTTTTAATGCGCCACTAACGGTTTCAAATTGGGAGTTTGAGATAGTAAAGCTCATTTGTGTGAACGGTGATTTATCGCCGTCGGGCAAAGCAGTAAACGCTTCTTCCCAGTCAACCGGAATGTTACCCGAAAGCGCGTCAAGCATCGCTAGAATCGCGCTATCATCAGTCACGACCTCCGCCATAAGTTCCGATAGCTTTTCAGCGTCGGTCACTGCCATAGCGCTGATCGGGTCTAGCGTTGCGAGTATAAG